TGAAATGATTGCTGAAGAATTATATAAAAAATTTGATTTATGTTATTGTGCTGTTTATGAAGATAATGAAAACGGAGCTGAAGTATATTGAAACCTAAAGTAATAAAAAGTTCTCCACTTATTTCGTGGCCACATAGAATTATAAATAATTTCTTTTCTGAAAAAGAATTACAATGGGTAGAAGGTTACTTTGAATATGGATTAAAAGAGCTAAGAAAAAAATATTGGCCTCTTTTTGATAAAGATGGAAATATGTTACCTGGCTTAAAACTACAAGAAGAAGCACACAAACATAGAATAATAACTCCAAACACTGCTACAAATGGGTTTAGTGTATTTGTACCATTTTGGAGTACAGAACGATACATAGAAGTTATAGATGACATTTGGAAAGAAGCATCAAAAATTTATCCATGGGAACGTAATAACGATATTAGACGAAAAGATTACTTTTGTTTTTTAGAACTTAATATCTACCCGCCTCAATTAGATTATAATTTTCACGTAGATATAACTTACAAAACTTTTACAGGCGTAGTTTATATAGGTAAAGGCGGTAATGGAACTACTTTAAAATCAAGCAGAAATGAATTAGATGTTGTGTGGAAACATAATCGCGGTCTTTTATTTATGAATTGTGATAAAAAACGTAGACAAGAAGTAACAGAAATGAGATTTGACGGTCGTTTAGATGATGCTGGTAAATATACACCACTTCATAAATATCAAAATAACACAGATAATGTAAGATTTGCGGTTAATATGAATGTAGTTCACATAAATAATATAGGCGGTATGATTAAGAAAGGTGTACTCAGTAAAGAGTCTTTAAACTTTCAAACAAATTCCTCAGGAGAGATTTTAGAAAGGCCTTACAGAAAGTTTGAGCCAATTCTTTTACGTTATGAACCTACAAAAGAACAACAGGAGAAAAGATGAAGAAGTACATTAGTTGGGATGAATTAGAATTAATGGTAGATGAATTATGTGATATGATTCCCGAAGGAGTTTATGAAGGAATTTATGCAATACCTCGAGGCGGGTTGTGTATAGGAGTTATGATGAGTCACAAATTAGGATTGCCTTTGATAGACAGATTACAATCTTGGTATGGTAAAAAGTTTTTAATTGTAGATGATATAGCAGATACAGGAGTAACATTAGAAAAAATGAAAGCAGAAATATTTAAAAATGCTGATACAGCTACATTACATTATCACGAACAATCTTCTGTTGTGCCTGATTATTGGGCAAACAAAAAAGGCGATAGATGGATTGTGTATCCGTGGGAAAGAAAAAATAGTGAAGAAATACAAGATTATTTAAAGGAGACAAAATGATATATTATTTTCCGTTAGAAAGTTTAAAGTCAAGATATACTCATCAGTTATCTACTGAGTGGATGCCTAAGGCGTTTGAACAAGTTGGTGCAGAGTTTGTATCTGTTGATGGTAAGTATGAACAAGGCGATGTAAAAGTTGGTATGGTATTAGATGCAGTTGGTCGTGGTATCTATAGTATGAATCAATGTTCAGATTTATTAGAACGTATTAGAGATGGTGAAGTTACAAGTGAATCAACAATATATCTTCAAGATTATTGGACACCCGGTATCGAATCTATTTTTTATGCTTGTGATTTATATAAAATTACTCCTAAGTTCTATGCAAGATGTTGGGCTCAATCTGTAGATGAATTTGATTTCACATATAATATGAGAAATTGGATGAGACATTATGAGTTGGGATTAGATGAAAGACTATCAGGTATATTTGTCGGTAGTACTATAAATCGTGATGAACTTAAAGCCGCAGGATTTAAAACACCTATACACGTAACATCATTACCGATTAATTTTGATGAGATAAGAAGTTATCATCCTACAATGGCTTGGGAAGAAAAAATGGTAATCTCTTCTTCTCGTTTAGATTGGGAAAAGAATCCTATGTTTATGATGAAAGTAGCAAAAGAGTTTCTTGCTAAACATAAAGATTGGAAGTGGGTGTTTACTTCAAGTGCTAAAGAATTGAGAAGTAACGACCAATTTATAGTCGATGCTATAAATGAATTAGATAGAACAGAAGAACGTTTTATTGTTAAAACTAATATGACTAAAGATGGTTATTACGATTTACTAAATCGTGCATCTATTCAGTTTAATAGTGCATTACAAGATTATGTTAGTTTTACGGTTTTAGAAGCTACTTCATATGGTTGTGATATAGTTTATCCAAGATTCAAAAGTTTTCCTGAATGTATTCCGGCAGATAGGTTGTATGACCCGTTTGATGTAAATAGCGCTCTTAAAGTTTTAGAGTCTTCTATAAAAGAACTACATTCTCACTTTAATATACCTAAGTTATCTTCTTTAGGTTGTTTAATGGATGCTTATATTATTAAGAATGGAATAGATAGAGAAGTTAACATTTGGAATGAATCAGAATATTACGAAGCATTTCTTAAAGATAAAGGAGTTTTATAATGAATAAAAAGATAGGTAAATTTAAATACTTTCCGTCTTTCTCAGCAGGTGAGTTTGGACACGGATTATTAAAAAATCATAAATTTAAAGATGAACTAACTTGTAGATTTTATACAGAAGAGTTTCCTGAAGAATTTAGATATACGGATTTTTTAATCACAGCAGGTGCACATAAATCACGTAAAGATTTTTATAATGAATTAGGATTCAAACGTGATACTAATTTAATTATGGGTGACTCAGGTGGATATCAGATAGCATCAGGAGCGATAAAATGGAAGCCTGAACTAAAGACGGTAGTTTTTGATTGGTTAGAAAACAACTCTGATATTGCTATGAATCTTGATATCCCGCCGAGGTTAAAATACACAGGAAAATTTAAAGAATGTTTTGATATCTCAATGGAAAACTTTAAATACTTTAATGAGAAACAAACAGGTAGAACTAAATTCTTAAATGTATTACAAGGTGAAGATGATACGACTTACAAAGAATGGTATACTGCAGTAAAAGATTTTGACTTTCAAGGTTGGTCTATTGGTGGTACAGCAGGTGATGTATTTAGATTTATGGCAAGTGTATGTACTTTATTAGAAGGTAGAGAACACGAAAAGAAATCAAATGAGTATCTACATATTTTAGGTACATCACGTATTCAAGATTTCTTTATGTTGTTACAATTACAAAAGTCACTTGAAGATGTAGGTTCTAACATAACGGTTACTACTGATTCATCTACTCCTGACAGAGCAGTTGTGTTTGGTTTATATTATACTTCGTTCTCATTTAAAGATGCGAGATTCGAAGCATTTAATATGCCAAGAGAAAAACATCTTCCTGAGATGCCTGAGATGTTAGATAAAATCAAAACACAAAACTTAATCGGTGTAAATGATTTTGATAGATTCATTGAGAAGTGGGCTGATATGAGAGATGTTTGTGAATGGAATTGGGATGGTCAATTTAGAATGAGACTACACAATTTTTATTTGTTTTTAGATACGATTGAATTGATTGAACAATCAATATATGGTATCAGACACAACTTAGAACAAATGATAAATAAAGATTTAGCTAAAGTATTAAGGTCGATTGATGAAATGGTTAAATCAGATAAACCTCGTGAAGTATTTGAGAAATACGCAAAAGATTACAATAAACTTTCTAATGTAAAGAAAAGTCTTGTTGTAAAAGAAAATAACTTTTTTGGATAAGGAAATAAAAATGAAACTAAAAATAGAAGATTTACAAGAACGTATGCAGTATATTCGTGATAATGTTAAAGAACATAATTCCGAAGAACGTGCTAATAAGTTAAATAAAATGTATGACCATTTTGAAGAACGTATGATGTTAGCACCAGCTTCATCTACTGACCATTTTCACAACTCGTGGCCCGGAGGTTATATTGACCACGTTATGAATATAACAGAGGCAGGTAAAAAGTTATTTAAACTTTATGAAGACTTTGGATTCAAGTTAACATATACCGTTGATGATGTAGTATTTTGTACAATGCATCACGACTTAGGAAAACTTGGTAGTCTCGAAGAAGATTATTATAAACCTAATCCATCTGAATGGCATAGAATCAATCAAGGTAAAATGTATGAAGTAAATCCTAACTTACATAATATGACCGTTACTGACAGAGCAGTTTATACGTTAAGTCAATTTGGTGTTACATACTCTGAACAAGAGTATTTAGGATTAAGACTTGCTGATGGTATGTATGAAGAAGCTAACAAAACTTATCTAATGGGTTTTGGTGAAGGCAAAAAGATAAAATCAAATATTGCTCAGTTAGTTCATCAAGCAGATATGGTTGCTACTCGCTTTGAAATGGAACGTTATATGTTTAGTGAAGATGCTAACATACCTTATTCTGATATTTTAGGTGTTGAAAAAGATGAGGTTGAGGAGGTTCGTCCTAGTGCGGATTTAGGACAAAGTCAACCGAAATCTAAAAAAACAAAACCTAAAGTAGATAAAGATTATAAGAATCAACTATTTGATGATTTGTTTGGAGATAAAAAATGATTATAGAAATAATATTAGGTATATTACTACTTACAAGTATAAGTGCTAATATAATTCAATTAAAAAGACAAGAAACGTTAGAAACTTGGTTCGAAGATATGTCAAGTGATTTAGATAAAGTTCAGAAAGAATTTTTAATAATCGATGAAAAGAAAATGTTTGAATCAGACGATGAAGTCGGTGATACGTTTGAGCGTCTAAAACTTAGTTTAAATAAAATACAAAAATACACAGGAGTAGAAGAAGATGGCAACACCAGCAAGTAACTTACCGGTTAGAAAAAAAATCAAACGAAGAAAGAAAAGTAAAATGTACTTTGGACAAAAAACTGAAGATGCAATCGTAAAGTATAATTCTATGGAACCAGGTGACCCTGAAAGAAATAGACTTTTTGCTGAAAGTATTTATCTCCCTATCAGAAAAATATCTGAAAACTTAATTCATACTTATAAGTTTTACTATTTTGATGAGCCTACAGAACAAGTAATTGAAGAAGTAGTCTCTAATATGGTAATTAATATGCACAAGTATGTACAAGGTAAAGGCAAAGCATTTAGTTATTTTTCAGTTGTTGCTAAAAACTATCTTATTTTAAATAATAATAAAAATTATAAGATGGGTAAAATACACGACCAAATAGATGTTATGGATTATAACAGAGATACTGATGGTGAATCAAGTTCTGCTAACGTTTTAGACTTTAAATTAGAAGTCTTTAAACAAATGTTATTCTATTGGGAAGATAATATTTTTAAAATTTTTAAGAAAAAGAAAGATATTGCTGTAGTTGATGCTCTTCTTTATTTAATGAGAAATAATAAAAGTATTGAAAACTTTAATAAGAAAGCACTTTATATCTTAATTCGTGAAATGAGTGGTTCTAATACTCAACATATAACACGAGTTATAAATGTAATGAAACGTAAACAAAATTCTTTAGTTACTGACTTCAGAGATAAGGGAATATCATTCAAAAACAATGTAACCGGCTCAGTATTCACTTAAAATCGTATCTTTCTTGATTTATATATATTTATTATTAATTAAGGAAGATATATATGTCGGACTCTTTTGAAGTCTTTGAAGGCAAAACGTTATCAGATGTTTTCAAAGATATCTACAAAAACTCAGAGAATAACAAACAACAGATAGAGGTTCTGATGAAGGACCTCTTGAAGTTTGTCACAGATACCGCATCTGCAGTAGCACTTGTACCTATATTAAAGGATTATCTTGATGTAGCAGTAAAGAATGACGAACAATTAATTAAAGTAGCGGCTATTGTACAAAAACTTGCTTCAGCTGAAGCTAAAGGTTCTGATAGTGAATTTGGATTAAGTGAACTTGAAAAAGAACAATTAATGTCCGGGTTATCAGATTCTATTCAAGAAATACAGAGCGAAAGTGATAGGATAAACGAAGATATAGAAACTAAAAAAACTTCTACTGCTTTTCCTGAGAGTTAACAATGGATAAAGATACAGGCGGTTTATTAAATTTTAGTAAAGCTTATCATTTTATCAAACAAGAGGTAAATGAGGCTGTAGATGCTATACGAATAGCATTTAAGATACCATCTGCTAAAGTTATAAGTAGTGTCAATCCGGCTGACAATCAACAAAAAATTTCTACGTTTACAGAAGACTCTCAGATGAATAATATGAAGCCTTCTTCTATGCACTTCATATCGTCACCTGTAATAAACGAAATGGTTCCTGTTTTTGCATATGATAGTAGTAGATTTTATGGGCCTCCTCTTCCTATATATGATTCGATAACAAATTCAGCACAACTTGTTCCTACTGCTACGAGCGAGTATAAGCCTGACTTTGGTGTTTCTCCTATACAAATAACTCCAGGAGATGTAGCTGTTCAAGGTAGATATGGACACGCTATAGTATTAAGTGATAAAGAAAGTAGACCAACAATAAGAATAGGAAACGGATTTCGTTCACGAGACGCTTCTGATGTTGAAGTATTTAATGCAGATGAGTTTTCTTCTGAATTAAATTCAGCACAAAACTCTAACGCATCTATACCTAATTTCTTTGACCCGAATGTAGATGGTAGTTCTATTTATCTTTTGAAAAATTCTTCTCCTGGTATAGATTTAAAAACTGAAGCAAAACTAAACGGAACAGAAAGAATTGTAGATTACGAAAAGAAAGTATTATCGTCACCGGTAGGTGCTACGTTTGCGCAAAATAAATCTGTTAACGATAAGATGTTACTTTCTTCTAATAGTATATTTATTTATACTAAGGGTGCTAACTATAACAATCATAATATAAGTGTACTATCTTCAGGACATTTAAGTTTAAATTCTATGAAGAATATTTTTATAACTACACCTGCAGTAGATGAAGATGAGAAAAGTGGTTTTATTTATATAGGTACAAGTGAGAATCGTGGATTACTTCCAAACTCGCCAATGCAACCAGCAGTAAGAGGATTAAATTATTTAAATACTATGGTAGGAATTTCAAAAGCGAGTGATACTGAAGGAGCTAAATTAGGAGATGGAAGTGTGTTAGGAATATTGAAAAACTTAACTGATGCATTAGATAATTTAGCTAATGGTGGGATTGCTGTTGATGGAAACGGTGTATCGAAAAGTGATATTAGTGCTATATCTAAACCTATAAAAGATAGTATTAAAAGTTTACATAATAAAATATTAGGTACACAAATCGAAGCAGACGGAATATCAGTATGGACAGGTGATGTTAGTAAGAAGGTATTTGTAGAATGATAACTAAAGTGATAAATGATAAGATGTCTGCGCCTATCGATTTTTTAAGAGGGTACAAAGACCGAAAGATACCTTTATATCAAGGTAAAGCATCACAAGGTGAAATGCCGGAAAATTTACCTAAAGATATAGAAAAAATAAAAAAGATAAAAAAATTAGCAGAAAGTGTAGAACCTACATTAAAGGCAATACGAAATACAATAGCAGGAATTAAAGTTGCTAAAGCAATAGCAGGAGCGGCCGCTGATGCGGGTAAGATAGGTTCTGCTTTAGTTCCTCCTGTTGCAGCTGCAGGTGTTCTACAAGATAAAATTATAGAAAAAGTAAAAGAAGAAATTTCAGATGCATCAGCCGCATTAAAAAATACAGATTTTTTAATTAAACAATTAAAAGCTTTAGCTGTAGAAACTATAATAGCTTTATTAGCAATAAAACTTGCAAGTTTAGCTAATGGAAAAGGAAACGGCAAAGATACAGGTGACGATGATTTGGAATCAACACAACAAGAATTAGATTCATTAGTTGCTTTATCTGAAGCTGAAGAATCTAATCAAAATAATGATGGCAATGGCGGTGACGGTGTAACAACAATAACAACAACTACTACTGCAACGGGAACTTCAACAAGTACCGGTGGCGGTGGATATTAATACTTAGGAGGTATTATGAAGGCAAACGAGTTAAAAAAAATAATCGGTAGATTAGTCAATGAAGAAGTCAAAAAACAACTCGGCGAGATATTTATTAATGAAATTAAGTCTAAAAGGTCTACGCCAATTCAAGAGTCTGTTAAGACAAAAGAAGAATATCCGACAATGGGTGGAAAAACATTTGGTACAAACGATATGGCTGACTTATTAGGCTATGGTGATATGAAATCTAATGGAGGCGGTATGACAAATGCAGGTGTAGCAGAAATAGCACAAAAAGCAGGAGTTTCACCTGACCAAGTTGACCCTGATGTACAAAAAGCTATCACTAAAGATTATCGTGAACTTATGAATAAAATGAATAATAAATGAGCGTAAGAGATATAGACTTAGACCCTGACAAAGCCTTTGGAATAGGCTTTCCGTTAAATTACAACAGAGAGACTTATGGCTTTTTCAAAACTAACTATAGTTATTACGAACAGATACAAGATAATATAAAAAATTTATTGTTAACAAAGGTAGGAGAACGACCAGCGATACCTGAATTTGGATGTCGTTTATCAGAAATTGTTTTTGAACAAAACGACCCAGCTATACTAAAACCGCAAGTTGAAGAATCTATAAAAGAAGCGTTAGATTTATTTTTACCTTTTGTTAGTTTAGTTAAAACTGAACTTATAGACAACGGGAATACTTTAAATATATTAGCAAAATTTAGTACCGAATTTAATGACGAAATAATTGTATCTTTAGATATGCCGGGTGCGGACTTTAGTGAGTATTAATATTTAGGAGAAGGAAATGGCTCAAGCAGTAAAGCAAAAAGAAGTTAAGTATTTAAATAAAGACTTTAATCAACTTAAAGATTCTTTGATGGAACACGCAAAGACATACTTTCCTTCTGCATACAATGATTTTAATGAAACTTCTCCTGGTATGATGTTTATTGAAATGGCCGCATATGTTGGTGATGTTCTTTCTTACTATATAGATAATCAATTTAAAGAAAGTTTATTAGCATATGCTGAAGAAACTAAAAACGTTTATCAGATTGCGCAATCAATGGGTTATAAACCTAAAATTGTTACCGCAGCGTCTGCAGATGTAGATATCTTTCAAACGGTGCCTTCTATTGGTTCAGGTGCGGCAAACAGACCTGATTTAAATTACGGTTTAGTATTAAAGGGAGGTTCTAATTTAAAATCTTCAAGTGGCCCTGATTTTTTCTTAAACGAAGATGTTAATTTTCAATATTCAGGTAGTGCATCTAAGATAGATGTTAGTGTGTATGAAAGTGCAGGAGGAGAACCTACTACATATCTACTAAAAAAATCTGCATCAGCAACTTCAGGTCAACAAAAAACAGAACGTTTTGTTTTCGGTGCTGCTAAACGATATGACAAAATAAGATTAAAACAAAGTGGCGTAACTGAAATAATTTCTTGTAAAGATAGTGATGGTAACGAGTGGAGTCAAGTTCCATACTTAGCACAAGATACGGTATTCATTGAATCAAACAATACAGCAGATTTAAGTCCACAAGATTCTCAATTTTCTGATAAAGCTCCATATCTATTAAAATTAAAAAAGACATCAAGAAGATTCTACACTTATATAACTGAAGACGGATTGGTAGAGTTAAGATTCGGTGCAGGAAATAGTTCAAATCCTGATGAAGAAATTATTCCTAATCCTGATAATGTTGGTTCAAGTTTACCTTCCGGTGTATCAGGTTTAGATACTGCTTTTGACCCAAGTAATTTTTTAAATACAAAAGCATACGGACTCGCACCTGGAAATACTACATTAACTATAACATATAGATACGGTGGTGGACTTTCACATAACGTACCATCTAATACAATTAATAAAGTAGTAGGTGCTTTATACGGCCCGAATAAGCCAGGTGTTAATAGTTCTTTAATAGCAACTGCAAAAGCAAGTGTTGCTTGTAATAACGCATTACCTGCAATGGGAGGAAAAGGTCGTGAATCTGTAATTGAAGTGAAGAATAATTCTCTTGCATATTTTCAAGCACAACAAAGAACAATAACTAAAGAAGACTATATGATGAGAGCTATGACTATGCCAGGTAGATATGGTAGTATGGCAAAAGTTTATATTGTTCAAG